GCGATTAACTTATATTCGTTGGATTCTACACGATTGGGAACGATAGTAGAACCACTAACATATGTTACTACTTGGGCAGAACTACTGACAGTTCCTGCGGGTACACTTGCTGCATTTTCCGCATAACTTGCCGTGATTGCATAGGAGGCAGATACCGCATTGTCAATTGAACCACTAACTCCAAGTGCATAACTCGCTGTATTTGCAAATAGTGCAGATACCGCCAGCGACGGCAAAGACCCCGTTCGTTGAACTACTAACGAACTGGGTTGTACACTTACCTTATAATCAGGTGATGTTTCAATATTAACACTAATATTTGGTACATCTACTAAAACTTTATTAGCGTCACTATTTTCTCTGACTACAACTGTTATATCTGGTACACCTAAATTAATTGGACGTAATGATCCACTCATTAATTATCTCGTAGCTGTGGGGCGTACAGTTAATGCTCCTTCTAAGATTCTTCGTTTTATTGGACTAATTGATCCACTGACCATATTTACATCATACACATATTTTCGTTGTGTTAATGCTAATGTTTGATCAGGAGTTAACTCTACAATAATTGAACCTGAATTTAATGGTGCAAGTTTTGTAATATTAAATGTAGCAGCAACTTCATCGGTGGTATAATTTTCTCTAACTTGACCACTGAATACATAATCTGTTATATTAAGTGGGATACTTCCACTATCGCTGATAATCGTTGCTGCGATACGAAATGTTTCACCTTGACCTACATTGAATTCGGTAAGTTCTGCCATAGCTTATACCCAAAAAAGAAAGTGTCCCACTGCCCAATTATACTCTATATAAGTATCAGACAGTGAGACACACCTTCTATTTTTAACTACTGATTAGTAGTTCAATACGCAGTAGTCTGGTTGAATTTCTAATTCGATTGCTACGTTATCACTTGTATCTGACCATTCTAAATCACCAAATGTTGCACGTGTGATTTGTGCACCCTTGATAATCCATTCTTCAACCTTATCACCTACTGGACCGAGAACTTGAAGGGTTAAATCCTTCTTGTAGAATTCTGCGTATCCATCACGACCTGTGACTGATTCGTGATGTAAACGAACCCATTCCATTACTGCTTGTGCACCAGATGGTACTACAGGATCGTAAAGTGTCAAGGTCATTGGTTGCCATACAGAAACACCCTTGATGAAACGAACGGTGTTGATATGTGGAACCTTGATAGTATCTTGACGAATTTCTGGTCTGCTTACCTTCTTTACGATGTAAGCTGGGATTCCTTCGATTAACATTAGAAAACGATTCTTGACCTTTGGTTCAAACGCGGTAAAGAAAATTTCATTTTCTTGTATTATGTTGTTTGCCATTTGTATCTCCTAACAGATTTCTTATAAATAGTCGGTAAGTTAAAAATATAACCTATTAACCAGCGAATGTTGCACCAGTTGGAAGGATGTTGAAATCCAACTTGATGAATTCGGCGGTCTTTGTTGGTTGGAGATACAATGAGCCAACCAAGAGATTACGGTCAATTACATCTGGTGTGTTATTACTTTCATCCATAATTACACGGAATGCGTAAAGACCTGAGCGTTCTTGGACATTTGCCAAGAATGGATTTACGATGTTGAGGAAACGACGACGAGTTGTTTCAACATTTTGTTCGAATACGAGGAATCGTGCTGAACTTGCGATAAACTTCTTCACGGTGATGAGGAGACGACGAACGTTTACACGGTCAAGTGCTGATGAACGGCGTTGAAGTGTTTTTTGTCCCCAAACACAGATACCTTGTCCTGGGAATTGTGCGATTGGATTGACCTTACCTTCGTACAACGAATCACGTTGTGATTGTGCCAAACGAACCTTAACTCCTGCTGCTCCTGGAATTCCACCACGATTTAAACCTGCTGGTGCGAACCATTCTGCTGAAGTGTTATCACTGTATGCGTATACTTCTGGGAGAACTGCTGATGGTGGAACAAATGCATACTTGTTTGTATCTGTATCCAACACCTTTACCCAAGGATAATATGTTGCTGCGTAATTACTATCAATTAATGCTGCGGTATTAACTGCTTCTGTTACTGTTGCACTTGCGCCTACAGTATCCATGATGTAGAAACAATCACCACGAGTTTCACAAACAGTCAACGCGTAATTTGCAATATATGAATGGTCATTGTAAATAACACCAGGTAATACTAACAAGTTAATATCAAATGCATCTGGATTTGAAATTGCATCCAATGCCTTCTTATATGCACGTGAACCTGCACTTGTTGATGTACTTAAGTCAAATCCTTGTGTATTTGTTGATGTAATACCATCGTACATATTAATTAATCTTGCTGGATTGTCACCATCAAATCCACCTTGAAGTGGTACTGTGAACTTAAGTGATGATGCCAATGTTGGTGCGTTACCAGCGAGATATTGTGCAACTGTCTTATTTGTTCCTGTTGCGTCATACAATTCATTTGATGGTAGATTTTCAAGATTGAAATCCGAACCACGAGTTACTGAACCACTTGGAAGTGGTGCTAAGTATGACATATTTGTTGTTGGAACATCTGTATATTCAAATCCGTAGAATGCGTTACTATTGTATGTTGCTGTAGTACTGTATCCACGTGAGCTACCAGAAATCCAATTTGATGTAATGTATGTTGGTGCTGGTACTGCTGAACCAGAGTATCCAAGAGGTGACTTTAATGCTGCGAATCCAAATGGTAATGCATCTGCTGATACATTTTCCGAACCATCTGCCATTTCAACACGAATATATGCTGAATTATTTCTAAAGTCACCTTCAAAATAGCGTTCACCGGTATTTGGATCTGTTACAGGTGCACTATTACCGATACGACGAGCAATGAAGTTTGCATCATCTGGATTTAGTGTTAAGTTATCATATTGTTCCAATACACTTGGTGTTGCATCGGTATCGTTAAAATCACGTACTTGAAGTGTGAAGGTTCCGTATGCACCAGATACAATTGCTTTTTTTGGACCAAGGATACTAACTTTAACTTGCTTGTTTGCAGATGTACCGTCACTTAATGTGTGTACCTTGAACAAGTTTTGATTTACATTACCAAGTTGTTGTGATTGAATCCAAGGAGTAGAAGCGTGACTATAAGTTCCGTTTGCACTACCACTGAAATTTAACAAATCAGCACTTAATTCTGCTTCAATTCTCACAGATGCACCACCACTTGTGATTGCTTCTGGGAAGATGCCGTAGATGTATCCACCCTTTGCACCTGTTGGACCAAATCCAAAGAAGTTTCCAACATAACCACCTGCTGCGGTAGTTGATGTTAGTGATGTTGCAGATGTAGCCCCAACTACAGATGCGGTATAGAACACACTAAAGTTTGTTGATGTTCCACTACCACTTATTCCTGTAATGTCGCTACCAGAAACAGTAGGATGAATGATTGCGTACACAAATGAACCACTTGTACCAGTTGCTTTAAGAACCGCTGGTGTGTGGTTTGTGTTACTGTATCCGTCTAGACCAAGAACACGAACAACAGTTGCTCGTCCTGATTCACGGAGATAGTTCTTTACAGTCAATCCTAAGAATGACTTATTATCTACACCAAACTTGTTTTCGAAATCTTGTTGACTTGTAACAACGGTTGGTATAAATGCTGGTCCTTTTGGTGTTGGACCGATAAATGCACCAGCAATTTCACCAACGCCTTGTTCTAGGAAACTAAGGTCACGTTCTTGTGTGAAAACGCCAGGACTAACAATGCGTTCTGCTGCCATACGGAATCTCCAATATTACTTATTTTTCAGGGGTGAATACACCGGTTTCAACATCCAAAGAACCCATTCCATACTTCTTTAGTAATTCGTCAACCAATTCTTTTTCTTTTGATAACAAATTTTTGTATTTTGTTATTTCATCTGCTAGTTTATATTTTACAGATGTTAAATCTTCTTCCATCAAATCATGTGTCAATTTCAATTGACCAACTGTGGATATAACACCGATAATCTCTTCACGCAAACCTTTAACAGATGATAATTCTTCATCTGTTATCTTTTTTACTTCACTCATATAACCTCCTTATATACATTTGTACTCGTATTATAAATATAGATTATTTTGGTCAAACACTAGTTTTAACGTTCTTCTATTTCAGTAAAAGTGACAATTTTTTTGACCGAATATCGTTCTTGTGATGTTTGTATAGTTTGACCAGTTTTACCCACCATTTTCTCTGGAAGTAGGTATGCCGATACATTCAAATTAAATGACGTTCTAACTAGTCTATCTTGAATATTTGGAAGTACAGTATCGGTCTTATATTCATTTATACTGGTCAAAAATTTATACTGCGCTCTATTACCCCAATATTCATCATCTTCAAATGAAACTTGTTCTACAAGTCTATTCATTTGTTCCATATATTCTGTCCAAATCATACATTCGTATGTTAAATCAAAATAATCTGGTTTAAATGTCGTTACATACTTCTTTACTGGTTTTATACCGTTTACGGCTGCGAATCTATCGTATGGATTGTATTTGTTCCACCCAGTTTCAAATTCATATCCGAGATACTTGTTTACTGGTGAGTTTTGCTTACTCTTTTTCATACTGGTTCTACGCAACATAATAATTGGTAGTTGTATTTTGTTGAACTTGTCGCGTAAAACACCATCTTTTTGAACACTCTTCCATCTTTCAGGATTACCGTAAATAATAGGTACTTTGACCGATTTACCGTCTTGTGTTACAATTGGTTCTATTTTCTCAGATAAATACTTTATTAGTGTTTCATCTATGGTTAATAAAGTAACAGTTATCGGTGTACTTTCTTTATCACTTTTTGTATCATTCCCACGATTTTCACGTTCGGTTGGAACTTGTAAATCTGTAGCTTTTCTGATATGGTCTGTTGCTTTTCTATTACTATATTCCGCCATACATTCCAGCCTCCTCAATTTGAATACCACTACGACGAGTGAGATGTGCGATACATAATAATGAAGTAGAATACTCTGGTTGTCCTGCCACAAGTTGTGAATCCTGGGTCATATCTATTTCATAGAACAATCCATTATATCCTACAATATCACCTGGTTCTGGATATGTGTTTACTTCTTGTAACATTTTACGAGCAAATCTAAATTCAACATTTTGTGTAACGTCAACACCAAATCCATCTTTTGTTTCTGGTTGTACTTTTGAATATTTGACCAGTGCTTTTAATTCTACACCAGTATAACGTGCTTTTTCAGTTGCTTCACCATACAAATTGATAGCAGTTGTTTCTAAAGCAATTTTATATAAAATAACGTCTACATCCACCACATCAAATAATAATTCACGATTGATGTGTTGAAAAAAATTAAAATCTTTTTGAGATACGAAACGTGGCATATTATCCTATGTAGATTAAAGTTGGAACTTTTGCAAACATTTCTTGCATCATCTTTGCATTTTCAGCCTGCTTCTTCATTTGTGCTTGTAAGCCAGTTTGTTCTAATGTATCACGAATTTCTTTGATAAGTAAATCTTTTTCTTCTTTACCTTCACGACGAAGAACATCACCGTCCAACTTAATTATTTGATCTGGGATAGGTACATTATCATATTTACCACGGACATTACCTAATGTATCTTTTGCTAATGCCAATGTGTATCTAAAAATCCAGTTTTTACCTATAGAATTAATTGTATAATATGGAATATGACTATATGGTATATTTGAATAATCTGCTATGATATTACTTCCAGTATTAAACGTTTTGTTTGCACCACTCTTATCATCCACCACCATATAATCAAACCATACGGTTGCTTCTTTGTTAAAGATTGGTGAAAAACGAATAACATTATCCGAGATTTCAAACGAATATTGACTCTTACGTATCATATCGTTGATTTCAATTGCTTGAATACGGAGTAAATCTTCGTATGCTGGCATCATCACGAATGTCACTGGTGGTGAAAATCCGTCAAATCCAAATTCACTCATCAAGTTGGTTAACCCAAGACCCGTGGTTGCGAATGGGTCATAGTAACGAGCAACTGCGGGTGGCATGTAATGATACACACGACGAATTTCAATTGCTTTTCCACTTTCGTGTACATCCGACCACAATCTTTTTAAATCATATGATTGGGTGTATGCTGATGCAGAAATATATCCCTGTTTAACTCGTACATCACCACCAGATTGTGCTTCTGTACCATAATCAGACGCAATACGTACCAATTGTTGTAATGGTGTTCCAATTATATTTTTTTGAGTTAATGTACTACCTGTTGTTAATCCCTGAAGCGTGAGCATATGTTCACGAGCTTGAAATTGATTTACTTGTGAACCATATGTCATTGCGGCTTCTTCAAAACAAGTATATATCATTTTGTCAACTAGTTCCACATCTAATACAGGATATCCCAAACGACGAGCAACATATTCTGCAACTCGTGGTGCATCGGATTGGAATGCCGATTCATCATCGAATATACCAAATGGTGTAATACCACTTGGATTTACTGGACTACCATCATAAACGATTGGGTCATCACTTAATATTGCCATAATAATCTCACAAATAGAAAAACTCTATAGTATAAATAGTAGTTTACTTTATATAAAAAGAAAAAGGGGTGACCTTTCGGCCACCCCAATTTCTAATCTTACTACCCTCTTACATCGAATTAGACTGTTGCCAATCCGTCGATGAAGATCTTACCGAAGAATTCCGGGCGGACAATCTTCTTAGCGTAGCGGGTCATTACGCCTCTACGTGGTGTGAAGTTGTTTGGATCGTATACCAAAGGAGTCATGATAAGTGGGATATATGGTGCGTATACTGCGCCGGTTTCTAAGAAGTTAGAACCGCGGAAGCCCATTAACATTACGTTTTCTGTCATGTATGGGTTCTTGTAGATTGTGTAACGGTTTTGGAATGAACCAACCTTTGTTACACCACCTGCAAATTCCATCTTATCACCGTCTGTTGCTGCCATAAATCCTGGGATTGTTTCTAGGATCGTTGCAACGGTTGGTGAACATACTGCGAAGTTTGCACCACCTCTCATTGTCAATTGATGAATACGGTTTGACACCTTTTGCATCTTTTGACCGAGGGTTTGGAACCAGGTCATTGTTGTCCAAGCTTGACCACTGAGTGTTGCACTTGGTACGAATGCTGTACCATTCCATACCTTACCGACTTCTGCGTGCCAGTATTCGGTTGTTGTTGCGTTGTTGATTAACATAT